GTGTTGCGCGTGCAGCGATTCCTGTCGGCGCGATGCGCCGATATGCCGGCGTGGGGTTGGCACTGGCGAGCTTTTCGCCTTCGAACAATTGGACCCGCAACGCAGGCGGCAGCAAAATGGCCTGTCGTAGCGCAAAGTCATGTTTCGATACTTCATTCGCCGCGATCATTGCCGCATCACCCGGCAACTTCGCCAACATTCCGGCAACCTGCGCGCGCGCCGCCGGACCGCCAGATGCGAACCCGGCGAGCTCGGCAGCTTGGTCATGCCCGAGAATACGCCGCGTCCCGTTGTGCCCCTGCGCCCAGACATTGGACTGCTGCACGCGCGCGGTGACCGCTGCAGGATCATCGAAATTAAGCGGCGGGAATTCCGGTTCAGCCGTCCGCAGCTGTTCGCGTAATTTGAGCAATTGCGTGTGGCGCGCCACAAGGTCCGGGCTCGCCTGCCAATCCTTATGTCCTTCAATCTGGGCGATGCGCGTCGTGACTTGCGCAGGCGCGGTCGCGCCATAGACACGGCTCTCCTCTGATGCCGCCGCAGCCGCATCCAGTTCCGCGGCGCGACTGGTATCGCCCCGCGCCTTCGCGATCTTCGCCATATCGCGCAGGGAGCCCGGATCGACTGCAACACCGCGACCGACATCGCCGAGTGCTGTGGTCTCGAATTCCTTTTGCTGCTGAACCGCGAGTACGGCCTGATGCTCAGCCAGCGCATCGAGGCGTCGGACTTCAACCTGCGCGCCGTCGCGCAGGCGGTCGATTTGCTGGCCATCCAGCACGTCGTTGAAGTGGCCACTGTCGAGCGCCACCACCAACGCCTTCGGATTGGTATCCTGTAGTCGCTGGCCTGCCGCCATCGCAAGTTGTGCGTGCAGTTCGCGCCGCACCGGCTCCCGATATTCACCGATCCCTTGCTGACTGTCGACCAGCCCATCGATCGCCTTGGTCGCCGTGACGTAAGCATCAGGATCGGCGCTGGTGCGGACGAACGCCGACCAGCGGTTGCCCGTTTCACGGATGTTGCCGACGCTTTCCTTGGCCGCTGTCGCTACCTGCCACGCATCCTCATTTCCAACAAAGGAGGCGCGCTGTTCCTGAATTTGGGCTTCGATCGATCGACGCACGCGAGTGTCGGTGATGCCCGCAGTAATATCCTGCGTGGCGGCATCGAAACTGTCCGCCATCGCCTGCGCATGGCCCGCAGCCAGCGGCGCGGCGTTCGCGCGCGCGGCATTGCGCTGTTCGTCAAGTGCCAGCCGCACGCGCGCAAGGTTGGATGCCGCCGTCGTCGCCTGCTCATCGGCACGGAGTTGGCGGTCGATCTTTTTCCCTTGCTCCAGCGCGCCGCCAAGCTGCCCAATGCCCTGGCCAACGCCCGCGCCGAAATCCTGCGGCTGCGCCAAGGGGATGCCAGCCGTATTGCCCGGCACGATCTGTGGTTGATAGATTTGTTCCTGCGGCATCAGGACCGACCATCGCGTGCAGGAACGGGATGGCGCGCGGCGCTGACCACAAGGTCGATCTTAGCTGGGATGCAGAGCGCTAAAGACACGGCTGACCAATCGAAACGGGGTTGACCGATTTCGAAGGGCTAGGGGGCACACAGGCCCGGCCGCTCTATCGTTTAACGCCCGCGATCGGCGATGCAGTCCAGCATGGGGGTCGGGGCGTATCGAGGCTAGGCCGACGCTTGTCGATCCCTCTCACGACACGCCCTTTTCGTCAAGTCTCACTGGTCCTCATCGTTGACGGCACGGCCATGTTTGGGCCACCCGTTCGGGATCGCATCCCGCGCGGCGCTGAACACCAGGTCGAGCAGGTTGGCGAGCGGCTCCGCATCGATCGTCGTGTTGTGGGCCTGCCCCGAGATGAGGTGCTGCAGGCAGACCATCGCGCCGACGGCGACATTGGCCTTGTCCTCCTGGTCGCGAGAGGACCGGATGTCGCTGAACGCGCTCATTTCGCACCGGCCGGGGCCGCATCGGGCCGGAACCAGAGGTTGACCTTCACGCCATCGCGCTTGCTCTCGTGCCGCACCCAGCCGAACAGGCGCAGCAGTGCGGAGATGCGCGTCGTCGTCATCCGGTCGATATCGGTCAGGCCGATGCCGCGTGCCGCCCAGACGGCAGTCGTCTCGGTCTTATCCTCCAGCCATGCCTTGAGCGGCTCAGCAAGATTGTCGCCACTCAACACTGGCAAGCTGTCGACGATCGGCGCGGGTAGGCCCAGTTGTACCCAGATGCTACGGGCCTCCGCATTCCCGAACAGACGCATCGCGGTGCGCACCGCATTCACGCCGATTTGGATGTTGGTAAAGTTGATGTCATCGGGAAGCGTCGGGGGCGGTTCGTAGCCCGGCAGCTCATATTTTCCAGTTTTGCGGATTGACGGAAGCACTTCGGCGGTAACCCACTTGCGGAAGCGTCGCCCTTCCGGCTTGCGGCTGCTCATCACCAGGCCGTACATACCACTCTCAGATACGGCGTTGAGTTCCTGCGCTCCGCCAAGGGTATCACTTAAAATGACCCCCTTTTCGTCCTCGTCCAACCGACTTAGCGCCTGACTGGTGTTGGACAGCCCGAGGACGCCACAAATATCCTTTGCGATGAACCATGGTTCGCCGGCAACCATTACGACCCGGATCGCAACTTCTTCAAAATAATAACATGTGAGCGCATTGGTCATGGACGACCTCCTGTAGAGTTGTCGTCCGAACACCCACGCCAATGGGTGGCCGGACGTGCCGAGGTTGGCGTACCGGCTACAGGCCCGGCGCACCCGAAAGTGCCCTCAACACGCCCGACCATAGAAAACCCGCGCACAGACGGGCATCTGGCGCGGGACGCGCCTGTAGTTTTAGGAACGCCAATTCCTTGGCTGGGATTTACCAGCCGAGCGCTGCTATAAGTGAGCGCGACTCGACAATCAAGGGGGGGGGTAAGATGCTGATTTTTGCGCTTGTCTTCGCAACACAAGATCTCATGACGGATGCAGCACCTAGCCCAAGCACAGCATCGTCCGCAGATCGCCTGGCCGCTGGACTTCGCGAAATCATGAATGCGCCCCCATCGCGCAGTCCCGGCGATGTTCTCGAAACGAAACTTGCCAGCTTTCGCGGACACCCACAGCAATTTGCCTTCAATAAACTTGGCTATCCTGACCAAAAGATGACAATTGGTACCGTGACTATTTTTAGCTGGATAAACAACGAAACAAATGTTGATGGATCGCCCCTCAGTTGCACCGTAAAGGTCTCCGTTCGAACGGGGAAGATTACCACCGCAAATTTTCACGGAAACAATGGCGCTTGCGCTCTATATGCCCGGGCTCTCGATCCAACCTTTCATAGCTCGTACTGATGCCTCACTTATTGGATTGGCTCGCACGCAATCGCTATGCCCTGATGGGGTTGTTTTTCCTTGTGATGGTCGCGCTTCAGGTGCGCACACTCGCAGAACTTGATGCTATCAAACGTGCAGCCGCCGGTGCTGAGATCAGTGCCGAGCAGGCGCAAGCAACGGCGGAGGATGCCAAAAAGGCGGCAGAAACCACCTGCGACAAGATCATCGGCTATGGTGATCGCTGCTAGCGAGATCGGGTTTTGTTCCTGCGGCATCAGTAAATGCCGTCCGAACCGGACACGCCATAAGCACCGCCCGAACCGGCATTTCCGCCGTAAAGCGATCCGCCATAGCTGCCCGATGCACCGCCGCCCGATTGTCCCTTGTTGCTGTTCGCCCAGTCGACCCCATGCGCCGCCGCGCCGAACATGCCCTGCGTCAGCGCATTGGCCCCCGCCGAATAGGCTTGCGCGCCCTGGATGCGCAGCCCGCGTGCTTTGGCGGCCGCCTGCCGCCGCACGGTCAGCGCATCCAAGGTGGCGTTGATCTGACTTTGCGTCAGCGCGTCGATCGCGGAACCGGTGCCCTGTTGAAAGCCGTTCGCGCCCTGTGCGGCCACTTGCTGGCCGATCGCCTGGCGCGCAGCATCGCGCACCCGGCCTTCGGTGACCGCGCCGTCCCGCTCGGCCTCGGTCGCCATCGTGTTCGACAGGTCGCGATTGTATTTTCCGGTTTCATAACTGGCGACACCGCTGATAAGGCTACCCGCCGCCTGGACCGCCTGCACCATCAGGCGATCCTCTCGCACAGGATATGCGTTTCGGAGGCCGCGCCGAATTTGCGCAGCACGTGCGTCGGCACAAGGCCAAGCGCCTCGGCCCAGCGCACTTGCGGCCCCTTCACGCACAGCACCGCCTCGAGCAACTGCGCGGGGTCTAGCCCCGGAAACGACAGCAGGATCGCCTCGGCATCGATCGCCGCGATGCAGATCGCTTCGATCCGGCGATACAGGCTGGCGGCGATGCGACGCCGGGTAAAGCGCGTGATCGCCACATAGTCGCCGCCAAGGCCGCGACTGAGGATTGCCCAGGCAACCGCCTGCACGCCGGGAAAGGTCTCGCGCAGGCCGACACAGGCGATCGGGCTATCGCCGCGCCACGCCGTCCATGCCTCGCCGCCTTCGGCCAGGTCAGCCGCCGCCTCGATCGTCATCACGCTGTTGAGGCCGAGCTGCACGCGCTGCGACGGCTGGCGCTCGATCGTCATCGCGTCCGGCGCACGCATCGGGCGAAACGATACCGTCATCCCGTCACCTCGATCTTGGGGAGCGCCGCGACGATCACCGCTGGCAATGGCTGCGAGGATGTGAAGGTTGCGCGCCCGCTGCGATCCCATCCGCCGCTGACCGGTCGCTCGGTATCGCCGGTGAACAGCGGCACAGGCGCGTCCATATAGCCCGCGCTGGGGCGATCGATAAGATTGTCGAGCTTGCCGCCCTGGACACCGATCTTGAGGCCCGCCGTTTCGATCAATCGCAAGGCCAGCCGCACGATCCGCTGGCGCACGCCCTGCGATGTGCCGGTCTGCGATTTCAGTTCGGGCGGCAGTGTGACGACGGTCGCGGTATAGGGTATGCCGACGGTGATGGTGTAGGCCCGGTCCTGCGGCACGACGCTTTCCGGAATGTCGAAGCTGCCATCCGCCGCGACGGTTATCCCGTCGATCACGCCGCCTTCCGCCAGCACCGCGACGGCGCGGTTGGCAAGCTGGGTCGCGCCGGTGAAACGCGTTTGCCCGGCCACCGCCGTTGCCGTCGTGCCGCTGTCGACGAAAAACGCGGCGGAAATCGGATCGCCATCGTCGCGCCAGGCCGCCATGCGCTGCACGCTCTTTACGCCGTCCGCCCGGCGCACGAGCGCCCACACTTCATCGCGCTTGCCATCGGCACTGGCGATCGTCGTCGCGCTCAGCACCGCACCATCGCCATGGATGATGCGCGAGAAGCCCTTGATTTGCTGCTCGGGCGCGTGCGGGTGGACGAGCATCTGCCCATCGCCGCGCACGCCGAACAGCAGTTCCTCGGGTTCCTTCTGATAGGCGAGCTGCAGCACGCCGCCGCGCGTGATGTGGCGGCACCACACCGTCATGTTTTCGGCGATGTAGCGATCCTGCCCGAAATCATATTGCGCCTGGCGGAGTTTCCGGCCGCCGCGCTGGACGAAGATGCCGGTGGTGCCGATCTGCAGCGGGAACACGCGGTCGCTGCCATAAAAGCTTTGCGGCACCGCCTCGATATTATCGCCGCCGATCGCCTGCGCGCTGTTGATCGCGCCGATCGCGATCTCGCGGCTCGCCGTGCCGACGACGATCTTGCGATCCCCCACCGCCCACAGGATGGGATCCTCGGTCGAAAGCGTCCGCCGAAAGGCCAGGTCGCCTGCCAGCAGCCCGCTCGACGTGGTGGTGATGTGGTTGAGATAATCGCCTGCGACGCTCGCCAGCAATTCGAATTGCTTGAAGTGGCAAAGCCGACCGCCATTGGCCAGCACGACGCTGGGCCAGCCGGCCGCCGCACTGAAGGCCGCATGGGACCAGCGGAAGCTCGGCACGGTGGTAAGGCTGTCGGGCAAGCGCCGCACCACGTCCGCCGTTGCCGAGAAGCCATCGCCCGCGATGGCGGTAATCATCACCGTGCCATAGCGATCGTGCAGATAGGTCCACCGCACACCGAACGGGCCCTTGCCGTTGATGTCGGTGCCGCTCTGGCTACCGTCCCACTCGGTCCCGCTGGTGTGGATCGGCTGGCTGGTTCCGGTGCGCCCGGCCGATGCCGCGACATAGACCTTGCCGTCCGAGCGACGCTTGCTGCCAACGGCAACGCCATCAATGCCGACTTCCCATGCGGGAATGGTCGAGAAATCCGCGGCCTCGATCTTGAACGGCGCGCCGACATGCCCGGCGAGAAAAATCGCGCTGGACGCGGAAAGCGTGATGCCCGCACCGGTCGCGGCACTGACGGTCACCGTCCGCGTTTCGTCGACATTCTGATCGGCAAACGGACCGTTCACCAGTGGCGCGACATCGTAGACGAAGGTTTCGGCACCGGTGCGCGTCAGGCGTGCGGGCGGATGGTTTTCGTGGTCGAGATATAGCCGATCGTAGCTTTGCTGGAACGACACATAGGGCGCTTCCGCCGCCGTATAGGGCACGATCACTTCATAGGGCACGCCCGGCGCGGTCTCGATCCGGCCGCCATTGGTGTAGAAGCGGAGGCGATAGTCGCTCCACTCGATCACATAATCCTGCGTGAGGTTGAAGCGGAACTCGGTCACCCACTGCGCGGTCGGCGCGGCAGGCCGAATATATTCAAAGCCCGGCCGCTTCACCAACGCCCCCTCGACCGTGGGCACGAAGTTCTCGCACGTGTCCATGCCGACGGACCAGATCGCCGTGTCGACACGGCCACCCATGCGCGGCGAAAGCTCGCCGCCGTTGAAGCTGGTTGCGATTGGGCGCTGCAGCGTCATCAGGGCCAAATCCAGGGAGAATTTCCATAAAGCGGCCCGCGCGCCGCGCCGCTGGTACGCGCCAGTTCCCAGTCGGTAGGCTCCCACACGATCTGCGGATTTTCGCGCGCATCGACACGGCGCGCATCCGACAACGCTTCGCGATACGTTCGAAACGCATCATCCTTGCGGCCCCGGTCGCCGGTGATGCGATCGGCGATTGCCCAGCCCAGCCGCCGTGCGAACACCACGACGAACAGATCATCCCACAAGGCCGGTTCGACGACGTCCGCCAGATAGCGGATCGGCATCGGGCCGGTGCTGTTGGTGAGGATGCAGTTACCTTCAAGCTGATAATCGCGCCGATACGGGCTGGCTACGCGCCCCAACACCTCAACCAGGCGCACGCTATCTGCAGGCATCTTGAACGAAGCCGCCCATGGGAAGGGGGCTTCGCCAGCGAGCGCGGCAAGCTGTTGCCGTCGCATCGCGAAATTCCATGTATGCGCGCGGATGACCGCGCGCCGCTCGATATCCCAAACGGCCTTCACCGACCGCGAAAGGTGCGTGTCATCGTCGGGCGAACGAAGCTGATCGTCCTCGCCGATGCCAGAGGCCGCCAAATTGGCGATCGAGACGAAATCCGCCATCGATCAGCTCACAGCATTGGCCACTTGGACGCGAAGACCTTCTGTTCGAGCACCTCGATCATCAACAGGGCATCGCCCTTGCTGATCTTGGTGACGTCGATGTTGAGCGACATCGTGTCGCTTTGCGCTTCTGCGGTCCCCGCCGTGACGGCGATGTCCTTAAGGGTATTCTTGCCGCGCTGGATTGTCAGTTTGACCTGGGCCATCGATCGTTCCCTTGCCTTGGTTCACGGGGGTTCTTGTGGTTACCGGGGTGGTGGAGATCGGCCACCACCCCGGCCTCAGGCCATGACGCCACCACAGGTCAGGCCGAGATCGTGACCGCTAATTCGCGGTCGTATATTCGATGTCGAACCCGGCGATGACGCCCGCAGCAATCCCGGCCACGGCAAACGTCGCCCACAGGTCTTCATCGGCTGTATTGGGGTCGAGCACGAAGGCCGATGCCTTGGGTCCGAGCGGCGTGGGGACATCGGTTGCGGTCAGCGTTTTTGCATTGACATATTTCGACGGCGTCGTTGTCGTACCGATCGAAATCGTGGTCGTAGCGAAGGATGTGTCCGTGACGGCCGAGATCGCATGAAGCGATGCCCCCTGCGGCAGTTTACCTAGATATAGCCGATCACCGACGGCCAGCGCGGTTGCGGGCTTGGTCGAGCGCACGCGGCGCTTCTTGCCCCCAACCATGCGAACGTCGAGCTTCTTCGGCGGGTTCTGGCTACCGTCGGCAGCACCGACAAATTCCAGGCCATAATAATCAGCCATGTTGTGTCTCCTATGGAGAGAGCGGCGTCCGCGACCGGACGCCGCGCCCAGGGGTTACTGCTGCTCGCTGTTGAGGATGATGCCGACCTTGCCCGCCTGCGTGCGCGTCGCCGCGACCGTGGTGCCAGCGAACACGCTGCGGGTATCGACCTTTTGCGGCTGATCCTTGATCGCCGTGCGCAGCTTGCGCCACACACCCTTGCGGATCCCGGAGCGCGTCCAGAACGGGTTTTTGGTATAGCCGTTGGCATCGACCGTGAGGCCAAGTTTGAAGGCGCGCAGCCGGGGGTTGCGCAGCTCCATATGGACGAAATTCCACCCGAGCAGCGACATGATCCGGCCCTTCACGAAGGTGCCGCCATAGGCACCCTTGAAGTCGGCCGATGTGGCGGGCACCTCGCTTAGCAACTGGGCATTCTGCACGGCGTCGATCACCATGAAGCGCTCTTCTTCCTGGTCGACGAAGCTCTGGTCGAGGGTCTGCCCCGCCAGGATCAGTTTCGCGACATTCATGCCGGTTGCGCCCGCCGCCGCGCCCGTGGTGACCGGGATAATCTGGCCAGCGGGAAACGGTGTGGAAACCGTGCCATCCTTGCCCGAGATGATCGGGCCATAAGCACCTTCCAGCACGCGGCTGTCCTGCGCGCGGTTGATCGTCGCCATCGCCGCCATGGTATAGCCGCCGTCGAGGCTGATCTTGGTGGCAAGCTGATCGGACCCGTCGACGAACTTGTTGAAATAGAGTTCGTTCGGCTTGACGATCCACACGCGATCGTGGCCGGGGTCGGTTTCCTTCAGATCGGCGAAGCGCTCGTCTGCTTCTTCCGGGTCAGTGTCGCCGATCAGATCCTTGACCGTTTCCTTCTCGGCGCTGGTGCAATCCTGTTCTTCACAGGTGTCCCAAAGGACGGCCTTGTTCGATTGGAGCTTGAGTTCGAGGTTGTTCGCGAACTCATAATTTGCAGTTGTGTTGACTGTATCAGCCATGGGATGGCCCTCGCGAAAAAGGTTTGATCCGATTTCGAAGGGCTAGGGGGCACGCAGGCCCGGCCGCTCTATCGTTTAACGCCCGCGATCGGCGACGCCATCCAGCGTGGGGCCCGGGGCGACGAGGCTAGGCCAGGACTTAGCCGGGGGATTGGGAGCGGCTCCCCCGAGGCCGATCGTGAAATCTCACGCCGCGACTCGCGCGTCAAGCTGGCTTTTCGATCTTTTTTACAATTGTTGTTCCGCGCGCGCCTTGCCAGCCGCCGCTGCCGCGTTGAGCCGGTCCCACCGCGTCCGTTCGGCCGATCCGGGCACCATCACGCGTTTCTGGAATTCGGGATCGGCCTTCAACTTGTCGATCTCGGCCTGTGCTTCGACCCCCGTTACGCCGAAGCGCCCCTTGCCGCCGGTGATAATCGTATCTTCGGCCATGCCTGCGCCGAGTTTGGCAAGGATGGTCAACGCGCGATCGGCACCCAGGCCAGCGCGCAGGCCCGCCATGTCCTGCTTGGAGAAGCCAAGCGCACGCGCCGCGCTGTCAACATGGGCGAGCTGCTCGTCTTTCTTCGCGCCCTGTTGTTTCACCCATTCCAGTGCCAGATTGTCTTGCTTCGCGCTCTCGGCCGCCGCCTCATCCATCTGTAATTTGATGAAATCGCCCACCAGCCCCTCAAACGCTTCCTTTGGGGCACCGTGCTTGAGCGCGCTCTCGCGCAGCGAGTTGATCAAAGGCTCGTTGAGCGGCACGCCTTCGGGTGCCTTGATCTCATAGCCGTCAACCTTGTCGGGCACGCCGATCGCGGCCTTGAAGGCGGCGATATCCTCCGGCTTCGCATCTTCGCCCGGCACCTTGATCCGGCCGTTTTCGCGCAAGGCCCGCTCGGTATCGCGCGCGATCTTGGTCAGGCCGTCAAGATCCTTCACGCCCTTGGCCGCCAGCCAGTCACGGTTCGAGCTGGTCTCGCCATCCTTCGTCTCGGCCGATACCTTTTCGAACCAGTCGGGAACCGCAGCGCTTCCATCGGCCACGCCGCCCTCAACGGCAGGTGCCCCCGGCTGTGCGCCGCCGCTCTCTGCCGCGCCAGGCGCACCACCACCAGTCACTCCCGCACTTCCGATCAAATCCATCGCGCCGCCGCCGGTTGCGCCGCCATCTGCCCCGCTCTCGCCATCAATTGCCATCGTCGATCTCCATGAGTTTCTGGACTGCCGCCTCGTCCAGGTTGAGGTAGGTTGTGATCCGGTCGAACACCTCGCGTCGCCCAATCCGCCGCGCCATCACCAGCGGATCCTGCGAAAACAGCAGCCGGCGATTGTTGGGATGCGCGAAGCAAAAGTCGCGCAGGTCGGCGAGCACGCGCTGCGCCGACACGCGCAGGCGCTCCTCGTCGGTCAGGAACAGCCGACGCCACACCGTCACCGGCGTCTGCCACCCCGCGAACAGATCCTTGAAGCTGCGCGACACGCGCACCGCATGGATCCGGCGTTCGTTCTTGCTGATCATGCGCCCAGCCCCCGATCTGCGATCTCTTTGCGGGCTGCGCGACTGTCCTGATGTCGCAGGGACGATATAAACCGATCACCGTTCCGCAGCACGAATGTCCGCATGCTGCGCTTGCGACATACGCAAATGGCAGTAACGATCGGACTCATGCCGCCGCACTCAGGCTGCTCGCGCGCGCGAGGTCGCTCGCCGCCGATGCCGCTCCCTGCAATTGCTCGACGCCGGATGCCGCTGCCTTGCTGTCGTCACGCGCCTTGCGCTTCGCCGCGACCTGATCGGGCGTTGCGATCCAACTGGGCCGCACGCCCAGCACATCGCCAAGGCCCGGTGCCGCCGCATCGACATCGATATGATCGAACACCGCGCCATCATCGACTTGCGCCAGCGGAGCCATCGCCTCGATCCAGCGGGTCAGGCCCGCCGCTTCCTCGGCGCGGGCCATGCGCGACAGCGGGTTTTCATATTCGATCACCGGATAGGCCCCGGCTTCGATAACCTCATCCGGAAAGGGTTCGATCTGGCGCGCGCGCAACGCGAGGTCGAGATCGCGTTGCGTCACCGGATTTTGCTTCTCGCTTTCGTAGCGCCCGGCATAAGGCGCGACGAGCACGCCCTGTTTTGCGACCATTTCCAGCACTTGCGTCGCGGTCATGCGATCCCCCGGATCGGTCAGGATCTTGAAGAAATCCTCCAGGAACGCGGTCTTGACCACGGCGCGCTCGCTTTGCTGCATTTCAAGGCCGATCGGCAGGTTTGATCCGGTCGGCATCGGCGCGACCATCAACTGCCCCTGTTCGTTGACCAGGCCGGGATTGGCCCCGCCCGGCCGCGTCACCAGCGAGGTGATGCCGTCATCGTCGAAAAAGGCGAGCGCGGGATCGACCATCTTGTGGGCGGACCGCAGGATCGTCTGCGCCATCTGGTTGAGGCCCTTGATCGTCGGGAGCACCTTGATCGTGGGCGACCGGCCATAGATATCGCCCGGCCCGGTCACGTGCCGCGAGACCGAAATCGGCATCGAATGGAAGCCCTTGCGCCGCAGGATCACCTTGTCGGCGATGGCGATGGTAATGCTGTCGATCGCCATACTGCGCCGGTCGAGCGCGTCGGGTTGCAAATCGCCATTGGGGCAGACGATGTGCAGGATCTCGAATTCCTCATCGAGTTTGTTGCGCTGGATAGCCTCGCGCATCTTGCCGGTGAGCGCGTCGGCACCGAATTCCTGTAAGCACTGGCGCGCCGTCCGCTTGTATTTGCGGTGCACCGTATCGATGCGCCCGGCAAAGTCCTCGTCGATGTAACATTCCGACAGGTGCAGCGCCTTGTAGAACAGGCCGACGCCCTTGCGTTCGCCGGTCCACAGCGGGCCGGTGCCATAGCTGCCGAGCTGGCGAAAATCCTCCTGGGCCTGCACTTCGAACCCGGCATGGGGCGCATAGCGGATCGCATGAAGGCGATCGCCCGCGCGCTCGCACCACCGCCGCACCGCCGGGATCTTGTCGAGATCCTTATCGCCGAAGCGCAGCCGGATATATTGGGTGTTACGCGGGATCGTGATGCCCGCCATCGCCGCGCAAAAGCGATCGAGGCTTTCCACCGCCGTCACATCGAAATTGGCCGCGCCGTGGATGGTGCCGGGCGTATTCTTGCTCCAGCCACCGGCACCCAGCGGATTGACGCGCTCGTCGATTTCCCGCCACAGGCTTTCCATCGGCGCGCGCAACGCCGCCAGGCGGTCATGATTGCGCAGATGCGCCTTGACCAGATCGTCATCCTGCAGCGTATCGTCGGCCATCGGAATTTCCCTGTTGGAAGAAACGGGCGCGACCACCGCGCGCCCGCATCTGTCGGTTAGAAGTAGATGTCGTCTGCGATGTTGACGGTGCTGCCGGTCGCGACGTTGATGACATCGCTGCGCTTGCAATAGGCGACCTGTTTTCCGTCGATCAGCAGCGCATACCCATCGATCGCATAGCCGCCCTGGCCATTGGCCGGGCCGTGGACCGTCACCGCGTCGCGCAGCATCTTGCCGAGCGTGTGATCCCGCCACACATCGCCGGTGACGACGATCGGCGCGATCCCGGTAATTTCCCGCGTGCCGTCGCTCAGCACGATTTCGACCTTTTTGCCGCCCTGATCGGCCTTCGTCAGCGCTTCGGTCAGCGCGTCGCCGGTGAGACCATCGCCGACCGGCCCGATCTTGCGTGACTTGGGGGCATTCTCGCCACGCTTGACGCTGGTTTTAGAGGCCGATGCCGCCGCTTGCAGCGCCGTAATCGTGGCATTGGCCGCGTCGAGATCCTTCTGCAGTTTCGCCGCGTGTTCTTCGAGATCGATCTTTTCCTGTTCGTCGAGCCCAAGTTCCTCGTTGAGCGTTTTGTTCTGGGCAGTCAGCTCGTCGATGCGGATCTGCAATGCGGTTGCCCCTGCAGGATCGAGCCCGGCATTGAATTGCTCCATCAATTCCTGCTCGCGCGTTTTGGTCGTAGTGTCGTCCATGATCGTTCCTTTCAGCTTCCCAGGGTGAGCTTGCCGCCGGTCAGCGGGGCCTGGACCCCCGCCGCGCCGTTCACGAGGTCCGCCGCGCCGCCTTTGCGACGCCGGAGTTCGTCCGTGGCCGACACCGCCGCCGCCGCATCGTCACGCGTTGCCGTGGGCAGTGCGGTCGGGGCCTGTCCGGGTGTCGAGATGATGCCCAGCGCCTTCAGCGGGGCCGCGATAATCTTGCCGAGAAGTGCCATCATATCCCTCCAAGTTCGTTGTAATCGCCGTCCACCCGCACGGTGCGCCGCTCCCGCGACTTGCCTCGAATGTCGGAGATGACGTGCTCGCCCTCGAGCGCGGCATATTGCTCGGCATCCTCGATATGGGTGTGGATCGTGTCGGCGATCTCGAGATGACCCCGCGTCTCGCCGTCGGTCATGTCGGCTTTGCGATAGTGATACCCGCCGAGATGCCCCCGGATCAGATGCTTGCACGACGGGTCGATCAGATATCCGCCGCGTTCGCTCATCGCCTTGCGCTGCGCCTCGAGCCGAAGCTGCTCGCGGTTCGTTTTCGCCTTGTAGACCTTGAAGCCCAATGCCTTTTGAAAAGGCGGAACCCAGTCCAATTCGCGCGCCTCTGCATCGCGATCAGCCGCGGCGAATGCGGCAGGATCGGCGACCACGCGGATCTGGTCGGCGGTGATATCGGGGCAACGCTCGATGATCTTGGCGCGGAGCATCTTGCCGAACGCCGTCGGGCCGACCTTTGCCAGCGACTTGCCGCCATCCTGAAACGCGACCACCTCGCCCAGCGTTCGTAGCTCGCCCATCACCGTGCGCTGTGTCAGCACGGCTGCTGCGAACAATCCCTGGTCGACGCCGACGATGAGCTTGCGTCGGCGATCCCATTCGATCGTCTCTTTGGCGACATGCTCGCTATAGCTGAATTGCGGATGCACCGGCAGGCCGTGCCGCACCGGCACGAACTTGTTGTGGATCATCCGGTCGACATAATCGGGCCGGTGTTTGTTGGTCGCTTGCTGCAGGAGGTAATATCCACGCCCGCCGCGCAGATTGTGCAGGTTCTCAGCGCCAGGCTCGAGCCCGCCCGGCTGGATGAAGCATTCGATCAGCGGTCGCCCCTCGAGCGCTACCAGCAATTCGGGGCTGGCGAGATCATGCAATCCGCCGAGTTCCTTCTCGATCGCCAGCTTGTAGAGATAATTATCGGTGAATGGCGCGTTGCTGGAGATCAGTATCTGCGGATCGACCACTAGCTTGGGATCAAGGCTCGAAAAACGCCCGACGCGACCCGACAGGTAGCTGATCAATTCCTCGGGCTGCAAATCGCCTTCGTCGACACCTGCGCAGTTCAACTCCCAGCCGCGCGTGGCCGCCTCTACACCCTGATCGCCGATCGCGCGAAATTCGACTTCCATGTCGAGCACGTCGGTCGGCTGGCGAGACGCATCGCGCCGCAGCACACGCTGGAATTTGTGGCTGTACGGTGCCTTGGCGCTGAAATGCCCATACTCTTTTGGCGTGATATTGAACCATGACGGTAGCGTGTTCGCATCGAGACTAGGGTAACTCTCACGGATGACGCCAAATTTCGCGCGTCGGCGCTTGATGCCGCGTTCATCGATCCGCGCGCCCTGCATCGCGCCATTGCGGACGCCCTTCTGCAGCATCGCCATCGTCTTGCCTGAACCAACCGGGCCGATGATCACGACGATGAACGCGCGGCTGCGCATGAACGCCTCCGCCACCGGCCCCGGCGACGTGAGTGCGATGGGTTTGGCTGCAACCGTCATGCCGCGACCGCCCGCATATCGTTCGCAAGCGCGATCAGCTCGGCTGCACGCTGATCGAGTGCGTTTGCCACGGCCGCGATTTCACCCGCGCTCAAGCCACGATCGGCGGCAAGCTTGTGGTTGACGGCGCGACGGCCAATGCCGAGAATGTCGGCAAGGCACGCTGCACCACCAAGCGCCGTCCGCGCCCGATCCAGCAACACCAGCCGACGAACTGCCCGCGCCATCGGCGAAAGGGTGTTCCCATTTGTGAGAACGGGCGCGTCAGCCATTGTTGATTTCCTCATCTTGAATTTCGTGGAAATCGCCCTCGAGCATTTCCTCTATCTCGCCATCGGTATGGGTGACGCCCTGGATGATCAGGTCAGCAACACCCGAAAAGGTCATGTCGACCGCGACCGGTTTTTTGCTTTCGAGGTACGGCAACAGCGCTTCGGCACACCTCACGCGCAGCGCTCGCGCCTCGGCATAGCTCATCCGCTCGACAACTACGTTGGGCGTGCCATCCTTCCGAAAGCTGTGAACCTTTTCCTGCTTCGAGGTTTCGATCAGGACATCTTCCGGCGTCGATGACAGCTGCATCAGCGTGATTGCCGGATGCTGCCCGAAGGTCTGGATGTAGCGCGCAAAATCATCGGTGCGCTTGTTGCGAGCGCCAGCCGGCCGACCGCGCTTGCGGCTTCGCGCCTCGGTCAAAACGGCCATTCGACCAGCCTCGGGGCCGAGCGCTTGGCGCGCCTCCAGCATTTCCTCAGGCGTTACCGGCTCCAGCAGGTTGAGCTGTTGCTCCTCCATTGCGCGGTCAGCCAGCAAAGCCTTGGCGTCGTCAACCACTTGGCGCACGATCGTAGCGTCGCCGGTGTCAGGCGTTGACATGGCCGCGCCCTCCCCATAGCTTCATTACTTCGCCCAATGGCGACCAAGCACCGGGACCACCACTATCCCCGACCCGCGTTTCACTCCTCGAATTGAGCGCCGATCGCGCATCCTGGCGTCGCACTGACGAGGGCAAGCTATCCCCCGACCCCGTTTTGCCGCTCAACCTTGGCCGTTCGCCCCCTTTCGACCGGTCGGCATCAATCCCGTAAAACGGAAGGTCGATCAAAATCCGGAATATCGCGTGCGCCAACATGCGAGCATCAGGGCGCGCGGCCGTTGGGGGCCCTACCCCCTCGGGCTGGGCACTCAGGCCCCCCCGTCCGATCGGCCCGCCTGCGCCGCCCAGCGTGCCGCATGGGCTCAACCTAGAAAGCTTATGACCATCCCCGGAAAGCTCTGATTTTACAGCATGTTGCGCGCCGCATTCCGACACCGGCATTCCGACATGCCCGATCCGCCCCCCGCAAACCCGCAGAAATCCGCCGTTTCCGCCCGCGCGACCCAGCCGCGCCAGGCCACCCCGATCGCAGGCCAGCCGGGCCAGATCCACCGCGCACCAAGCCCAAAAGTTTTGCGGCGCAGCCCCTCCGTAACACTGTGGATCGGGCGTTTCGGCGACGATGCGACCGGGCAGCGCATATCCACCCCATATTATATTCGCGCCAGAACCGCAGAACCGGTCAAGAACCGCGCGCCGCCCGGCAAATGGCGTATTTCTCCCGTTTTCTTGATTGGGTTCTGAAGTTCTGTAGTTCTCGGTATCTTCCCTACACGCACGCATACGCACGCACACGCGCACATCACGCGTAGCGGTTTGGAACAGAACCGCAGAACCGTTGAATACCAATGTGTTGCTGGTTCTGTGCGTTCGTCGCTCCAGAACTCTAGAACCGCGCCCCCCGGCCCGTAGGCACCGCGAGGCTGGCTGCGCCACACTCTTATCTGCCCCAACTGGGCCGGGGGCAAGGGACAAAGTAAAAAACAAGTCGAACGGGCGCGATCGATAGATAGCGTCGCCCTCGCGATAGTAGTGGAGGCGGAGCGCGGGCGCACCGCTCCGCTGCGCTACGCTGCCCGCGCGCGTTGGGTTTGGTGCGCCCATCATGCCAGCGGCCCGCCTGGGCAGGCAACGAAAGCGGGCACCTCGTCGGGGTCGATCACCAGCTCGATCGGCACGAGCACGGCTGTCAGCGATGCGCTGGCGAACTTGGTCTTGATGCCACGCGTTGCGCCAGGCGCACGGGCGAGCGTGGTTGCCCAGCCGCCGCCCGCCCATTTGGTCGGGCCATAGATCGTGGCAAGCTCGCGGTGCGACAGCGCGACCGCAAGATAGGTCGGCTGGCCCGGCATCGCGTCGATTGCGCCCCACCGTTCCCGCCCATCCGGGCCGGGGCCGAGCGGCTTGCGATTGACGATCTTGAGCCCAAGCTCCTGGATCTTGTCGCGCGCGCCCTGGTCGCCTTCTCCGGCGCGTACCGCACGGCCGATCCACGTGCCCAGCCCCTCGCGCAGATCGCCACCGCGAAATTGATGCGGCGTGGTGCGCAGGTGGTTGAGGCAGGCATCATGGTCCTGCACTGCGTCGTTGATCTCAGCGAGGCTTTCGGGTGCGCACAGCCGCGCCCAATGGTCGAGCAAGTCGGCATCGGGCACATGATCGTACAGCGCCAGATCGGCGCAGGCGAGCAAGGTGCCGAAGGTATCCGCACCACGCGCGTCATGGCCGCCGCTCGTCAAAGCGTCGTGATAGAGGTCATAGGTCTCTTTGTAGCGCCACCATCCATCGAACATGCGGCGCATCAACGCCGCGCCGATCGCGGGCAATTTCGCGCTCTCCAGATCCAGCTTGCGCGCGTCGCGCGGCAACGGCTCGAGCTCGAGCACGGCAAAGCGGCTACGGTCCTGCGGCTCCATTTGCGGCATCAGGATCGCCGAGAATTGGAAGCAGGAATTGAGCGTGAAATCGGCCGCTTGATGGTCCGAGGATCCCTTGTGCATGTCGCTGCCCGACGAGGCGACGCGCGCCAGCTCGAGCACTGCCGACAGCTTGTGCGCGTTGAACGCGTTGGGTTCGAACTCGTCGAATATGACCGCGATCGTCTGGTTGCGCAGCTTCTGCCGCACCGCCGCCTCGGTCGCGCCGCCCGTGCGCAGCACCGCGCTGCCCAGCAGCCGGTCGATCAGGCCATCCTTGCCGTTAAAGCTCGATTTGCCCGTGCCGCGCCCGCCGGTCACGAAGAGATGCGAGCGCCAGGGGAGCGCGCCGGAAATCGAGGTCTGCGCAATCCACCCCAAGGCCAGCATCTGGTCGACGAGCCGACGCCGCCACGGCCATGTGCCGATCAGCGCCAGCAATTGCTCGACCGGCTGTTCGTCGACCGGCTCGTGATGCGGGCGCGGCGTGGCTTCGCCGGCCGGATAGACATAGCCGTCGATAAGGCCGGTCGGGAACCATTCGGCGTCAGCGGCGCTGCCGTTGATACGCCGCCGCCCGACCATCACCTTGTCGCCGAAATGGACGATCAGCGCGCCGCCGCGCCCCTTATGCGCGCCGCGCCCGCGCACCCGGCCCTGCGGATCAAAAATCCCCGCCATGCCACATGCGCCAATAAGGGCTTCGCTTGCTTCGTCTTGCTTGAACCCGACGATTTCGCTGGGCTTGATGATTTCGCCCGTCTTGGCGCTGACCTTCGGCTCCGACCAACGCGGCCAATATTTCGACAGTAAATGCGTCTGCGGCGCAAACAATGCGTTGAAGTTATTCTTGCCATGGTCGCGCGGGCCGAGCGCCACGAGCTGGCCAAGCACGTTGAGATAGAAACAGGTCTGGCCATCGGTGCCAATACCGAGCGGCTTGACCGGGCATCCCGGTGGAATGCGCGGGCGATCGAGCCCGTCATCCTCATCATACCCGCCAAAGGGCGCGGCATCGCCCGCCTGGGCGAGCGCGGGCGCATCGACTGGCGCATCGAGCGCCGCTGCGATCGACACGACATTATCGGGCAATGTGGCCGGGTCGGGGCGCGCGCGCCGGGTCATGCGACACGCTCCCCAAGATCCGACAGCAGCCAGGCGTTGATGTCCTTCACGCCCCTTGGCGGCATCACGAACTGGACGTGATGGCCACGCGCCTGTTGCCGCGCCATGGCCTGTTCGAGCGCTTCGAGCTTGTCGGCCGCTTTGCGCCGCTCGGTCTCGTCGGCACCGGGTGGCGCGTCGTCGCGGTCGCACACGATGACGATCGTCGCGATGGCGGCGGGAAAGGCGATCAGCCCGAGGTTGCGCAACGAATAGCCCGCCAGCACGCGCAGATCGGGCTTGATCATCGCCACGGTGAGCGCGTCCTCGATCCCCTCGGTCATGTAGATCGTTTCGGGCCGCCCGCTCTTGCTGCCGGAAAGCGCGCCCAGCGTCTTGCGCGACGCGCCCTTGCGCAGCGGCACGAACGCGCCGCCCGATTTGCCCAGCACCTTTTTGGCGTTGCCGCGCGGCACGCCCAGATCGGCACCATCGGCCTTGACCCATTGCCCATGCCGATCGCGGCCAAGCCAGGTGCGATGCGTCGCGACATGGACGCCATCGGGCGTGATCATCTGCGACACCATGCAGGGCAGCTTCATGCCCGCGTCGCGGTTCCACACCGCGTCATGGTAGCGCAGCGCGTTCGGCCAATGCCCCAACCGCGCGACATCGATGCCGCGCCCCTCCAAATAGCGCGAGGCCGGGCAATCGCCGGTCAGCGGCACGCCGTTAAGCCACAGCGACCGCGCGCCGCGCTTCTTGGCCTCGGTTTCCTGCGCCGCGCGGGCCTGGGCGTCGGCATCGATCGCGATGGTCTCGGCCCGGATCGTCGCCAGCCGCGCCGGGTCGAGATGGTCGATCCCCAGCCACGATTTGGCATATTGCACCGCATCGCCCAGATTGCCGCCGAATTTGGTCAGCGCGATCATGTGCAGCATGTCGCCGCTCGCCCCGACCATGCCGGGGCTTGCCCGAAAATCGGTCCACAACCCCTTGTTCGGGCCATCGACCGTCACCGCCAGCGATTGCCCGCGCTCGCCCGCGATCGAGCCGACGCGCAGGAAATGCCCGTCGCGCACCGCATTGGGCAGGCAATCGCGCACGACGCTTTCGCAGCGCGCGCGCAATTGTAGCTCGATTTCGCGAACGGTGATGACCGAAGGCGACACGGGATTAACCGGCCACCGCGTTGATATACCAGACACCGGCCGGGAGCTCGTAATCCTGGGCGATGCCCGCCTTGAGCTTGATCCCGGTCGCCGCCGGTGCGACATAACCCGCCGCCTTGCTGGCGGAAATGCGCTGATCCTCATCGGCGATCAGCCGGATCAGGCTGGGGCCAGGGATAGGGCCGGATTGCGCGCCGAGCGGCACGACCGTCGCGCCTGCAGTGGCATCAAGCAACGGGGTCAGCGGCAATGCGCCGTTGCGCAAGGTGCGCAGCGAAAACGCCGTGATGTTCAGCGACATAGGTCTTGCTCCATAGCAGCTCGGGCGAGGGTGCGGTTGGGGGTGCGATCGAACGGTTTGTCGAGCCAGCCGAGCGGGCCGCCGCGCGCCCAGTCATCCGGCAGCACCGCCCCGGCGGTTTCCCGCGCGATCATCGCGGCGGTCTCGTCCGAGGGCTCGACCTCGCCCGACAGCAGCCGGTCGAGTTGGTCAACCGACAGGCGCTTTCGGTTGACGATGCGCGGCGGGTTGATCGCGCCGGGCCGCATCGACTCCGCCGCCAACCACCAGGCCAGCCGATGCGCGCCGTTCGACGGGGGATGGCGCGGTGCGCGCTGCGCGAGGCCGATGGGAGCAGCGCCCAATGCCGTATCGACGCTCACCGCACGCGCGCCATTTTGGGCGCGCTGGCCAGTGCGGCCGGAACCGGTTCGATAACGCTTTGGCAATCACCGCAAATGTCGGTCCAGCCATGCCCATTGACGAACAGTGATTCGAGCACCTTGCGCGGGCTACCGCACCAGTAACAGACTTTGGGGAGCGATCCGCCGCGCATCACTGGCCCTCGCGTTCGCGCAGCGCCGCGATGGTGCGGTTGATCAGCGCGCGAATGTCGGCACCGGGCAGCACGCGCTCGGCTTGCGAGCCGCGCAAGCACGCCAGCTCGTCCGGCGTCATCGCCTGCATCGCTGCGGATCGCGCCTTGCGCGACGCCCAGCCCTTGGCCGCCGCCGCCGATCGCGCCGCGCCTGTGCGCGTCGCAGAGTCGCCGCGCGCGCTCACCACGCACATCCGTCTAGGATTTTTCCTACGGAGCCATTTGACTTGTTGGAACGAAATGAGGAACAAATGCGGAACATAGGCGAATGATTCGCCAGGGGGCCCGCACATGACCGCGAACGTCTTGCCATTTCCATCACGCCGCCTTCCGATCGACCCGGAGCGCCGGGAGGTCGTAAAAGTCGTTGGGCTGCGCGACGCCTTCGACGTACAGCTCAACCATGAAGGCGGGTCCGGGGATCATGTCGCCGTTTTTCCAGCGCAGCCACGTCATCCGCGTCGTCCCAAAATGCGCACCGGCCTCGGCATCGGTGAGCGCGCGCTCCCGTTGCCATTGCTTCAATTTTCCGGGAGCAGCCTTCATTCCAAAGCTGGTAACACTATGCGTTACAATTTGACAATCCCGTGTAACGCGATACGTAGCTGCGTTGTGACCGCGACCGTTCTATCTTTCCTTCGTATGGAGGACATGCCGAACCGCATTCTCGAGCTGCGCCGTGCGGCCAAGCTGAGCCAGGAAGAGCTCGGCTTTCGCGTCGGCGTGTCCAAGATGCAGATATCGGGGATGGAACGCGGCAAGCGCGAACTGTCGCTCGGCATGATGCGTCGGCTGGCGGAAGCGCTGGACGTTTCCCCCGCCGACTTGCTGTGCGACGAGGACAACCCGATGCGCCTCGCCACCGACGAGCGCGCCTTGCTGTCGCGCTACCGCGCCGCCGATCCGGAACAGCAGCGCAATATTGAACGGGTCACCGAGGCCCTTGTGCCCTTCAACCAACGGCAGCGCGACGCGGCATAACCGAGAAGTGCTTCACCGCCTTCTCCAATATGATGTCGTGATCGCCAGCGCATGGCTGGCCCTGTCGCTCTTCACGCTACCGATCCTGGTGTCAAAGGCGTGGGAGCGACTGGGCATTCCCGGCAAATGGTGGCTGGTATGGCCCGCGATCGGACTGTGCATCGCCGCGATCGCGGCCTGCTACAGCGCCGCACGCATTTTGGACAACATCCATTGCGAACGCGAGACGCACCACCCGTGCGAAGAGGGCGGCGACGACTGACGCAATGCGCTGGTAACGCATAACGTTACTTTTTAGTTTGACACAGTAACGTTATGCGTTACAACGCGCTCCGTTCTCAACGGAGGCGCATCATGAGCTTGCACGACCGGCGGCTACAGCCGCCCGACACCGAAACCTTCGACGCCGCTGCCATCACGCCGCTGCCGTCGCTCCCCACCTTCGCCAATGGCACGCTATACGGCCTGTTCGCCGTGGGCGGTATGCTGGGCCATCGCGACCGCGCGGTCTCGTGGTTGTGCAGGCTGGTCGATGCGCTGATCGCGCATGATGGCTTTCCGCAACCGCTCCCGCTGCGCCAGGCGGATGGCACCACCAGCCGCGCCGCGCATCGCGACAGCCGTTGGCCCGCCGCCGCCGTCGATGCGTGGCTTGCCGGTCAGATCCCGGCCGGGCTGGTCGCGGTGGTTGATACCTCGCACCTCGCCGCCGCCAGCGCCCGCCTCGATATGCGGGCGCGGGCGTTGAGCGTGATCGACGGAGGGCGCGCCGCATGAAGCCGCTCCCGCGCCGTCCGCGCTACCGCGCGGTGCATCCCCGGTCGCTGCATCCCATGTGGCTGCGCCAGCGGTCGCGGCTCGCACCGCTGATCCACGATGCGCAGGCCTATGATCGATTGGTCGGCCGCGCGGCCGTCGCCATCGCCGCCTGCCTGATCGGCATGATGTTGCTGCGCGTCGTCATCGCCTGGTCGCAGGGGAGGCTTGGCTGATGGTGGCCGGTCTGAACAACAGTCTTTTCACCACTTTAGAGGGGCTGAAACGGCGCGCGAAGAAGCTGAGCCGCACGACAGGAGTGCCGCACCATGAAGCGCTCGAACAAATAGCGCAGGCGGGCGGTTATCGCGACTATCGCCAGGCGCGGACCTGTCTGCAAACCGAGGATCGCTCCGAGAACATGGAGGCCGGTAATGGGTCTCGATGATCTCCAACGCCGCGATGCGCGCATCGCCCAGCTCGAGGCGATCGGGTGCCGCAACCGCACGCGCGAGCAGGACCATGAACTTGGCCGTCTGATCGACGCGCGCGATCAGCTCTGGCGTCGGCTGGCCAGTCGCATCGCCGCCGCGCGCGACCGTGCGCGCGAGCTCGAAACCTATGCCCGCCAGATCGGGCTGCCTCTTCCCGAAAGCGTTCCCCATGGCTGATCTTGTCGACGCTGCCCAGCAACTGGAAAGCGAACACCTCGCCCGCTCGATCCGCGCCGCCCGCGTGCCGGTGCCCGAAGGCGTACCCGGCGAATGCGAGACATGCGGCGAGGATATGCCCCGCCTTGTCGACGGTCGCTGCGCGCCCTGCCGCGATGGCCGCGTCCGCGTCGCGCGCTTCCACCCGATGACGGGAGACGCGGCATGATCGTCATCAGGGTGGAGCTTTGGTCAGCGATCACAGGAGAGAAGAGCGAGATCGCTCGCATGACCATCGATAATATCGGTGGAACGGTGCAGCGCGGCGACTATCGCGCGCGCACGATGCGAGGTCGTTCGCTCGAGGCGCTGCACAAGGCCATGCTCTCGAACAGCATCCAGCGCGAAGGGAAGGTATTCGGCCATGAGCGCTTACGCCTTCATGTGTGGAATTTGGTCGCGAAAGCGCTCACTGCCATGGGGTACGGTCTGTGAAGCATGACGCTCGCACCCCGCGGGCCGGGTGTCGTTGTGCCCCGTGCCGATCGGCCCGCGCGCGCATCTGGCACAGCCTGTCCGCCGCGCAACGCGTCGCGCTGCGGGCGCTCGATTTCGTCGTGCCGCGCCACCCGACCGATTTGCAGAAACGCGACGGCATTCGCTGGCGGACGATCGGCACGCTCTTGCTTGATCGCCCGGATCGCCCGGCGCTGGTGCGCGAGCATCAGCTTGGCGAACGCAACTGGCACGCCCGCACCATGCCCTTTTTCACCCTCAACCAGCATGGCCACGAGCTGATCGCCGCCATGTGCCACCACGAAAGGAAGTCCGCATGAGCGAGATGGAGGACGCGCTAACTGCGCTGCAAAGACAAGTCGAAATCCTTGAAAGGAAGGTGAGCAACCTCAGGACCGGGGAACAGGTTCAAGTATGTGAAACGATAACGGGTCGAGATCGCCTTAAGGAATTGGCGGATAGTCTGATTGGTCCCCAAAATGGATGCCAGTGGGAGTGTGGTGACGAAGCGCTCAGATCATCGGCCATTTTGCGCATTATCATCGATAACAAGATCAGCGACCAACAAGCAATCGAGCACGTCGAGGAGCTCATTTATAAAGCTGGAAAGCGCTTCGCCGAAGAGATCACGCTGGATGAGGTGCCGTTCTGATGCGCCACCTCATTCCCCACATCGAATACGGCCATTGGCGCGGCTCCGCGCTCACGAATGACGGCCGCCCGCACGGTGACGAGGCTCGAGGATGCATTCTTTGCGTCCAATGGCTCGGCATCCTGATTGAAATCGGGATCGGAGCCGTCCGATGAACGACGCCAAGCCGGGCGACCGCTGCAGCAATGGCCCGCACGTCGAGTGCTGGACCTGCCCGAACTGCTATCACGATCATACGGCCAGGGTGTCGCAATGCGAGGACTGCGGAATAAAGCTGTCCTGCACCATCGAGCGCCCGCCGATCGCCGTCTGCACCGTAGCGGAGCGAGACGCGTGATGGCCGCTCTTCTCACGCCCGCGCAGCTCGAGCGCGCCAACGCCATTCTTGGCGACTGGCTGGCCGATCGCATCGAGGTCGAGCTGGGGGATGCCGCGCGCGCCCTCGATCAGCCACGCCATGCGCTCGGTTTCGCCGTCACCCGCCGCCTTGTCTCGACGCTGTTGCGCAAGCGCGGCTTCACCAAATTCGGGATCGCCGGCTCCGGCTACGATCGCGATACCCTCTATCGAAAGGCCAACGCATGATCGACCATGCCAAAGTGGCGCGCGGCCTGTCGCGCGGCCAGAAATCAACCGTGCTGCATATGGATGCCGAGTTTCGCATGCTCGGCTGCAGCGAAGCGACGGCGATCCGCCTGAGCAAGCCTTACGGCCTCCGCCCAGCCCTCACCACCAGCCGGAAAAGTGAAGCTGGCATCCTGCTGTTCGCGCTGAATGCCGACGGCCTGGCTGTCCAAAAGCATTTGACGGGGCAAGTGGCATGACCCCGCCCGAAGCCGCGCCGATGCGCGAGGATGTGACGCAACTTCTACCGTGCCCCCGGTGCGGTAACAGGGCGTTTTTAACGATCAATTTTGAGGTTTGGTGCCGCACCGATAGGTGCCTTAAACTTCCTCCACGCGCGTCCCGTGCCGAGGCAGCCGATGCATGGAATACGCGTTCCTACACCGCCCGCCCCGACGCCGGGGATGAGGTCGAGCGGGTGTGCCGTGTTCTAGCCAAGGCGGATGGCCTCGATTGGGACGAGGTGTGCGCTTACGAAAAGGGCACCGCAGAGGAAATCGGCGACGCGAGCTGCAACAGCAGCACGTGCGTGGCAGCACATTACGAAGACCATGATCCGGATGTTGCAAGGGGCCGCTATCGCAAGCAGGCCGAGGCGATTGCCGCGCACTATTCCGCCGCCATGCGCGAAGGGGTGGACCGGGTGGCGTATCCCGATATCGGCCCTGATCCGATGAAGGGCGATCGTTCTGACCGTTTCGAAGAGGCTATAGCGCGGGTGCGCGAGGATGTGACGCAGGCTGATCGTGATCTTGCTGAGGCGATCGTTTCGCATACCCGAGGATATGCTGTGCGCCTCCCCAACGACGGCCATACCGCTATTCAGCTTGCTGCGCGTTTTCGCCTCGCCCACACCGCCCACCCCGATGCCGGGGATGCCGGTCGGTATCACTTCACCGACGAAAACCCGTTCGAAGTCCGCACTGTTGAGGGAACGAAGAAACTAGGGCGTGGGTGGTTGGCAATCACTGAAGCCGAGTACGCAGGTCTTCGCGCCCGCCCCGACGCCGGGGATGAGGTCGAGCGGGTGGCGAGGGCGATCTCGCATGTCGTCAATCCGTGGGATCACGATGGCGACCAATGGGAAGGCTACGAAGACGAAGCACGCGCCGCACTAGCCGCCATGCGCGAGGGGGTGGACCGGGGGATGGTGGAGGAAGTGCCTGCCGTACCTGAATGGCTGGCGAAGGTGCTTGCAGAGAATGTGGCCCGTTTCGACGCTCTACCCCTAGCAATCAAGAATGCCCGGTTCTCGTATGTCGCCGCCGCCGCCCTCTCGCGCAAGGGAGGGTGAGGGGATGGGTGACGGCACCCAGATCGAATGGACCGATGCGACGGTAAATGTCGTCAATGGCTGTACCGTGTGTTCGCCCGGTTGCGCCAACTGCTACGCGATGCGCGCAGGCGGTCGTAATCTTCCGGGGCACCCGTCTACCGGGCTCACAAAGCCGAGCAAGGCCGGGCATGTCTGGACGGGCGAAGTGCGGTTCAATGAGCGGGCCTTGCTCCAACCGCTGCGGTGGAAGCGCCCACGGCGCATCTTCTGGAACGCCCATGGCGACCTGTTCCACGAGAACGTGCCAGACGACTGGATCGACCGCTGCTTTGCGGTGATGGCGCTCACGCCGCAGCACCAGCACCAAGTGCTGACCAAGCGGTCGGCGCGGATGCGGGCTTATTTCGCGGAGCGGTGGCAGGGCACGCCTGCTCGCCAGATCGATTGCGGGTCTGCCGGGATCATCGATATTCCCGCCGGTGGCGAAACAGGAAGGCGATATCAGATTGAGATAGCATGCGAGGAGCTGATCCTTGACCTCGATTTGGCCGACACCGAGAATGATGCGCTCTGGACCGACGACGGATCGCTAATACTGTCGCAGTGGCAATGGCCGTTGCCGAACGTCTGGCTGGGCGTCTCGGTCGAGGATCAGCAGCGTGCCGACGAACGCATTCCCGATTTGCTGGCGACACCGGCGGCGACGCGGTTCCTCTCGTGCGAGCCCCTGTTGGGACCGATCGATCTGACCCGTGTCTTTCTTGGCGAGGGGGGATTCGATCCTGCCTCGGATGCAGGGCCCGAGTGGAAAGCGATCAAATCGGTCCGCTTCAACGTAAACGCACTGGTAGGTGCTCCTTCGATTGCTTGGGGCAAGCTTGACTGGGTAATTGTCGGTGGAGAGAGCGGCCCCGGCGCGCGACCGATGCATCCGGACTGGGCACGCTCCCTGCGCGACCAGTGCGCGGCTGCGAGCGTGCCGTTCCTGTTCAAGCAATGGGGGGATTGGCGTGAGACTAATGGCCCCAAGACGACCAGTCACCATCGCGCAGTGGGTGCTGGCACGCACTGGCTGAATAGCGCAGGTGTCCTTCGCCCGATCTCTGAACTGGGATCTATCTATCACGAATACAAGGTCGCGATGCTCGGCAAGAAGGCTGCCGGTCGCCTTCTCGACGGCGTGCAGCATGACGGGATGCCGTCGTGAGCGGATCCATTTCAATCCGCTGCGGATCGAATTACTATGTCGGTAGACGCGACGCGCGTGAAACCGCCGTTGTCTGTGTAGCCGACGCGTCGCAGACAGCGGGACTGGTGAGGGCCGGCCGGGGCTACGGGGAAGGGGATAACCGCAGCTCTACCTACCGTCCTGCGGATGTATCGCAGCACCCCGCGCCCACATCGCGACGCGTCGATGCTGCCATGCGCGGGGCTGTGGCATGACGGCATGCCGTTATGAGCGAGCGGCAGGGTAGCTTGCTGTGACCTTCGACCCGCACTTCCGCTTCTATCGCGAGGATCCGCAGTCCCGCCCCTGCGCGCATAGCCTTGACGATTGCGCGAACGAGCTGCGCGAGGAAATGGCGGCGCGGCGCGAACTCTATCCGGCGTTGGTGGCCAAGGGGCGGATGACCAACGAGGCGATGGCGCGGGAGTTGCGGGTGATGTCGGCCATTCTGTGGGAACATATTTTCCCGATCGAGGCACGCGGAGCCAAGCAACCGTTCGCCACCTGGACGGAGAAGGTGCACGCCTTGCGCCGCGAGATCGGGCTGCGGCGCACACTGTACCCGCGCTGGATCCTTGCCGGTCGCATCGATCCGGCCATCGCCGATACGCGGCTCACCCTCCTGGAGGAACTGCACGAACTCTACTGGTTTGGCAGTCAAAGCGCCGAAGCCATTGCCGCGCGGGCCGAGACGATGGCGCGCGCGCAGGTCCGGAACCCGACAAAGCCACTGCAACACGCCGCTTGACCGTTCCGCCCAAATGGGCGGACATTAGGACACCCTTCGCGCCACCATCTGAGGGCCCGCCACCATGAAAATCTCCGTTCCCGGTCTGGTCGCCAAGAAAACCGCCACGGGCACGCGCTATTATTGGACGCCATCGCCCACGCTCAGCAAGGCGGGATGGAAGAGCCAGGCGCTTGGCCGCGACATCGAGGCCGCGATCGCCGCAGCGAAGAAGCGCAACGAGGAAGTCGCCAACTGGCGCACCGGCGGTGCCAAACCGCGCGCCATCGCCAAGTTCGTCGCGCGCGCCACCGTCGATCATGTCATCGCCCAGTATAAGGCCGATGGCTATCCGCGCGTGAAGAAGGGCGGCCGCTTTGGCGATGACCGGTTCATCGGCGAAAACACCCGCATCGAATATGACAGCAAGTTGAAGGCGATTTCCGCCTGGGCAGGATCGGAGCCGATCGCGGCGATCACGCCAGACAATGTCGCGGTGTTCCGCGATGCGCTGCTCGTCCCCAAAAAGGGTGTCGTTCGGCTCACTACGGCACATGGCACGCTGCGCGTGCTGCGAACGCTGTGCGCCTATGCCAAGAGCAAGAAATGGATCGAGACCAACCCGGCGCTTGATTTCGATTTGCCCGCTCCGCCACCGCGCCAGCAGGTGGCAAGTCCCGAGGCGCGTGCGGCCTTGCTCGCCGCTGCAGACGATGCCGGGGAGCCGAATATGGCGCTGGCCATGCTGTTGGGCTGGAAGATCGGCCAACGCGAAGGCGATTTGCTGCGCACGCTCCAGACGCAATATGTCGAAATCCCGTCCTACAAGCTCGATGCGGAGGTATTTGCCTCTTTGGCTGCCATGGCCCCCGACGGGCGCGTCATGGGCATTCGCCTGCGCCAGGGAAAGACGAGGGTCTGGATCGAGGTGCCCGTGGTCGCTGATGAGCGCACGCGCATCGAGGCCGCGATCGAGCGGGCGCGTGCGGTCGGCATTGCGACGCTCCTGTATGACGAGCGCGACAATAAGACGTGGACCAGCGGCGACAATAAGGAGCGCCGCAGCCGGGCGATGTATTTCCAGCGTCGCTTCGCCGAACTCCGCCAGAGCGCAGCGGACAAGGCAAAGCGCGACGGCCTTGCCGAATTGTCCGCCGATTTGCTGGATCTGCAATTCCGCGATTTCCGCCGCACCTGTGTCGTCGTGCTTGGAGAGCTGGGCTTGGCCGATCAACTGATCGCCGCGATCACCGGCCACAGTCTCGACGAAACGAAGCGCATTCTGGAGGTGTACATGCCGCGCACCACCGGCATGGCCGCGCGCGCGATCATGATGAGCGCCGAACGCGACGCGCGCAATGCCAAGCGCAACGGGGCGAGTGCGTGACCAGCACCCCCAGCCGCGCGGCTTGCGTCAACGCCATGTGCACGCTATCGCAAACGCGCATCGACGCGGATTGTCGGAATTCCGACAATCGGAATGTCGGAACGCAGTCTGACGAGACGCCACAGAATGGCGGAATTGCTGGGCTTAGCGGGTATAGTACAATGGTAGTACAGCAGCCTTCCAAGCTGAATACACGGGTTCGATTCCCGTTACCCGCTCCAGCCCGTGTCCCGGCACAGGCATGACCGCAATCTCCTTTCCCAAGGCGCAGGACGCGATCGTCGCGGTCGGGCGCTGGCTTGATGGCAAAGGCTGGGCTCCCGCGACATCGGGCAATTATTCGGCGCGGCTGGACGACGGCAGCTTCGCCGTCACCGTATCCGGTCGCCACAAGGGACGCCTGACGCGTGACGATGTGATGCGCGTGGATGCAGAAGGCGTGTCGCTCGACGGAAAGAAACCCTCCGCCGAAACCGCGCTGCACCTGACGCTATACCGTCTGTTTCCCGCATGCGGCGCAATACTGCACAGCCACTCGGCCACCGCAGTAGGCCTCAGCCGCGCGACGCCAGGCGATGGATATACCCTTACCGGCCACGAAATGCTGAAGGCCCTGCCCGGCATCGTGACGCATGAGACATCGGCGGTGCTGCCGATCGTCGACAACAGCCAAGACATGGCCGTGCTCGACGCGGCAATCACCCCTCGCCTGCTGGCACCGGGTGCAATCCCGGCCTATCTCATCCGCAGCCACGGTTTGTATGGCTGGGGCCAGGACATGGCCGAGGCCGAGCGCGTGATCGAGGCGGTGGAATGGATGATCGCCGCCGAACTGGCCGAAAGGAGCTTTCGATGAGCCGCCTGCAAGTCTTTGCCGAGGATGATGCCGCGACGCCGCTGCTCGACACCACCGACGCCGCTGAGATCGAGGCGACGCTGCAGGAGGCCGGGGTCCGTTTCGAACGCTGGCCGCTCAAGCCCGTCACAGCCGACAGCGATGTGCTCACGGTCTATGCCGACGAAGTGGCGCGGCTGACGGCAGACGGCGGCTATCAGTCGATCGATGTCGCGCGGATCGCGCCCGATCATCCCGACCGCGCGACGCTGCGCGAAAAATTCCTGTCCGAACACACGCATGGCGAGGATGAAGTGCGCTTCTTCATCGACGGCGAAGGGCTGTTCACGCTCCACCATGACGGGCGCGTGTTCAACATGCTGTGCTGCGCGGGGGATTTGATCTCGGTGCCAGCCGGGATGCGGCATTGGTTCGATATGGGGGCAGCCCCGCGCTTTACCGCGATCCGGCTGTTCGTGAACCCCGATGGCTGGGTCGCCGCCTTTACCGGCAGCGACATTGCCGAGCGCTTCCCGCGCCTGGAACCCGCAACCGCGTGAAGGCGATCCTCACCGATATCGAGGGCACCACGTCAAGCATCGCCTTCGTCGCGGAGGTGTTGTTTCCGTATGCCCGTACACGCCTGGCCGACTATATTGCGGCGCACCCGGCGGAAACCGCGCCGATCCTGGCCGAAGTCGCCGCCAGCGAACCCGGCGACGCGGTCGCCACGCTGCTGCGCTGGATCGATGAAGATCGAAAGGCGACCCCGCTCAAGGCGCTGCAAGGCATGATCTGGGCCGATGGCTATGCCTCCGGCGCTTTTACCGGGCATATCTATCCCGATGCGGCCGCAGGCTTGCATCGCTGGCACGCGGCGGGGATCAAGCTCTACGTCTTTTCGTCCGGCTCAGTGCCCGCGCAGAAACTGCTTTTCGGACATAGTGAGGCAGGTGATCTGACCCCGCTCTTTTCGGGCTATTTCGACACCACCACCGGGCCGAAGCGTGAGGCCTCCTCCTATGCCAGGATCGCCGCGGCGATCGGGATGTCGCCGGGCGAGGTGCTGTTCCTGTCGGACACGCCCGAGGAAATCGCAGCAGCACGCGGTGCGGGGATGAACGCGCGACTGATCGATCGCTCGGGCGACGGCGGGGATATCATCACCTTCGACGATCTCTTGTAAGGACCCGCGATGATCCTCCAAGGCACGCATCAACGCTCGATCACGCGCACCGCCGATGGCGCGGGCGCTCGCATTCTTGACCAGCGCGAACTGCCGTGGACCGTGAAATGGGTCGAACTCCGCTCAGCGCGCGATGCCGAGCGGGCAATCCGGGAGATGTGGACGCGCGGCGCGCCACTGATCGGTGCGACCGCAGCCTATGGGCTGGCGATGGCACTGGCGGAGGACGGATCGGACGGCGCGCTTGATGCGGCCTACACGTTGTTGCTCGACTCGCGCCCGACTGCGGTCAATCTGAAATGGGCGCTCGATCAGGTTATGGAGACGGTACGCCCCCTCCCCGCCACTGACCGTGCCCAAGCCGCGTTCGCGCGCGCCGATGCCATTTGCGACGAGGATGTCGCGCTGAACCAGGCGATCGGCGAACACGGCCTCGCGCTGTTCCGC